TCACGTAGAACCGGATGCTTGCCCCGTCTGTGCGGAACCCAAGTCGAACATACGTTGCGTCGGCTGCCGAGATAGTGGTGGACACGCGGGTTGCAGCGGTGTCGTTATCGATCACCGATTGGATCACCGCGCTGCCATCTACTAGCTCAAAGCCCACGCGAGCGATACCGTCTACCACAACTGCTTCCGGGTCAGTGGCGTGGGTTTCAGCCAGGCCAATGAACATGTCACAGTCAGCGGCTGAGCTGACTTTCACCCTGGCTTCAAACCAAAGCTTCTTTCCGCTTTTCACGAGGAACGACGGAACCATCTGGATAGACCCGCCGTCGTTGTCCGTGGTAGCCGCCGAAGAAATCAGAAGCTCCCCGTTGTCTGCCGAATTCAGCGCAACCGTAGCTGACGCGTCTTTGATGACGGTCCATACGTCAGTTGCGTTGAACGCCTTGCCATCGAAGTCTTCGACTACCGAATGGTAGTCTCCGAAATTTGATAGCATGCCGACAGGCATGTTGCTCATGAGTGCCCGAGGACGGTCAAACCCGCCGTGGTCTTTGTTCAGAATGGGGCCACTAATTCCCCGTTGTGGTGCACCTACGCCCATAAGTCCCCCTTACCGTTCCGCCACGCACATGATGTAGTCACAAGTGAGGGTATCCGTGCCCCCGTTGTTACCAGACAAGTGCATGATCGTCGGTGCCATCACATCAGTCACCGACGCCGGAGCGGGAGCCTGGCTCGAAAGAACCAGGACACGGTCCACGTAAAAGCTGATGGTAGTGCCGTCATAATAAAACCCGAGGGTCTTGTAGGTGTCAGCCGCCATGTTCTTGGCCAAAGTCGTTATCGAGTTCGTCACGCCATCCGACTGCATGGCCATGAGAAGTCCCAAGCCACCGTCATTGTCGGACTGAACCGCGATGCCGATTTTGTGAATCGTGGCACCCAGCACGTCTTCGGGGTTGGTCGCGATGACTTCTGCAAGCCCCACGAACAAATCCGAGTCGATGTCTGATACCTTGATTCGGGTCTCGAACCAGAGACGCTTCCCTGCTTGACGAGCCACGAGCGCCACACCAGCAAGAATGGCAGCGCCATCATTGTCCGTCGTAGCGGCAGACGTGAGCACCACCGTACCGCCGTGAGCAGCGGCCACCGCTGCTGCGGCACCCGCGTCTTTCACTACGAGGTACATGTCGGTAGCGTTCAATGCCTTCCCGTGCAAGATCGTGAAGTCGTCAAAGAAGCTGATGAAATCAGGGTTGGTCTGCCCCGCATCCAAGGGCATTCCCGAAAAGAATGCCCGAGAATCGGAGCTAGACCTACCCACCTCATACGCTAGGGGTCCAGGAATATACTGAGGCATGGGTTACGCTCCTTGGGTGCCGATCATACCGTAGGCGTGGAGCCAGCCCATCGTTTCACGATACCTCGATTTGTAAAGCACACTGTCGTTCATGAAGCCCACGGCCGCGCCACCTGCTTTGGTAACGATGCCTTCACGTTCGATGATGGTCAGGCCCGTATCCGATTTCTCCGACATGAGCACCCACCCGTCCTCATCGGTGAGATGTGGGCTGGAGACCACCTGAATGTTGTGCCGCTTGAGCGAGTTCAGGTTGTTGTCGTTCGAGTCAGGCTTGTTGGTAGAACCCACAAGCTCTTCCGCGTAGGCTTCGTTGGCCGGGTGGACAAGAAGCTTCCGGGGTTTCAGCTTGTAGATGATTCCCGTATCACCCACGAACGCAGTACTGAACAAGTAGCGTGCAGTCTGCAAAGACGACTCGGACAAGTCACTTGCCACCGGCAGAACGTTCGAATACGTGCCACCGGAAGGAAGAGTATGAGATGCGGAAAATGCAGCCACACCATCGGGAGTCGTCTCAGTCGTGAACCCATTGTTGATGAGGTTGACAAAGGCAATCTCCCGAGACTCTTGCGCGGAGCGCGCGAGCTTCTTCATGAGGTCCGCCAAGTCATCGAATTTCCCATCGGCAATCGCTTCCTCAGAAATTGAAATTCCTAGGCCGTATTTGATGACCGACAAAGTTTTCGACGCGCCTTGCTTCGAGGTAACGAACGTGTAATCTTCACCTTCCGCAACGGTCTGGAAGAGATCGATGTCGTGGGTAGAGGTCATCTGCCACACATCGCGCTCGGTCGACTTCACGTTTGCCATTTCACCTCGAATCCCTTCGTGCATGGGCAATTCATGCCTAAAGAGCCATTCAAGCGCCGGAAGCTGGCTTGAACCGTAGAGGTCACCAAAGTTCTGTTTGAGAAAAGCTGGACCCGCCATGTTAGTTCCCCTTTATCCTTGCCAGCCTTAGATGGCCAGAGTACCCGTATGAGAACCAAGTTGATGATTGTTGATCTTGCAGATCAGAACCACGTTGGCCCCGTATGCGTTTTTAGTACGTCCCAAAACGCCCAAGACTTTGACTTCCAGGGTGGCCGTGGTATTCAGCGTCGAGGAATCAATTTCATGACGAGACAACTTGTAGGTCGTGTCCCCCGAGGTGGCCAAGATGGATGCGTTCTGGCCCAAGTCGGCGTTTTCGTCAAAGTCTGCTTCGTCGGCCTGAGCCGAGAAGAGCTGAGACGGGTCGTCCGCAACGCGGACTTCCTGACCGGCAGTGGCGTAATTGAGCGCCACCCCGCACATCGCTGCACCTGCGGTTGCGGCTTGGACCGCCATGCGCATACGGGTGGTGTTGCTTGAGGCACCGCCTTCAGCTTTCACACAATCCCCTGGATAAATGGTGCTTGCTGCAACGTAGATACCTACGTGCAAAAGTTCCCCGAGGGGTTTAAAGCCACATGGCCTATCTGCGTTTGCCATTCAGGACTCCTTAACTATTGTTCTCGTAGCCCTGGATCAGTTTCGAGTTTGAACCAAGCTTACGCACGTCTTTCTTCAGTTCCTCAGCAACGGTTTTATTATAGTGGCGGAGGGTGCTGTTTTGAGCATCCCTACGCGCGCGCTGACGTCCTGCGGCCTGTTTTGTTTTCACCGCAAGTACCATGGAACCATTACGAACTAAGTTGTCAGGATCGGCAAGCACCGAGATCCCCGAAGTACGAGGATCTGGGGACTTTCTCACGTAAATACGCCACCCCGCGCGGGACATGCCGCCGTTGAGCTTGGCCTTCTTGAAGTCGATGAATCGATACTCCAAGCCCTGATCCTCAAGCTCTTTTTTGAGTTCCCGATCGATGTCATACTCAATCTGGTCCTCGTCATAGCTCGGCGTGAACTTGGTCTTTCCTTTGTTAGTGTTTTCCATTTATTCCCCCTTCTTAGCGGTAACGAACATGAGACTCATCCACGTCCGCGTTGAACCGGGTGGAGTAATTGTTCAGCTCAGCAAGATTGCGCTTTCCTTCAACGGTCTTTGGATCGACGTTGATGCCCATGAGACGGGCGTTGGCCACGATCGCGGCGTTGAGCCGCGACTTCGTGGGACGGTTCGAGAGAGCCGGGTTGTTGCCCGGCCCCATGGTCCAATCGGCGTCTTCTGCCGCAACCGAGGTGGGCCGAGCACCGAGGTAAGCCGCCGCTTCGCGCACGGCAAGCTCATACTTCAGATCCTTTGCAAGGGCCGGGTTCTCCCGGGCAATCCGAGCGTAAGTGGACTTGGCTCTTTGAACCAGATCGGATTGCTCGTCAGCCAGTGCCGGGAAATCTTTCACCAGCCGCTTCATTCGGCCTTGGATAACCTTGCCCTGTTGTTCGGTCACCTGATTGATCTGGCGCACCTGCTTCACCGCATCTTGGGTGGCCTTCTGAGTGATGGCCTGCATGATGAGACGATCCCGATCGACATTATCGGGTTCTCCATAAGCGTCGGCGCCTGCGGGCGGAGCGTCATAATACTCGGGTTCTTCATACGGGTCGGGTTGACGCACCTGTTGTTGCTGGCGTTGCATGCGGGCAATGGCAGCGGCATTCGCGTCAAGCTGAGCTTTCAGTCTACGTTCAGTTTCGGTCATGTTCTATCCTCCTCTTTCATCACATACTTTATCTCGCTGATCCTGGCTTTCAAGGAATTTATGACAGCACGGGCACCGATGGCCTGGTGACGCTTGTTGTTCAGGTTCAACATAGCATCCTGAGCACTCCCGGTCGTGGGATACGAAATCACTTCTTTCTCGATCCGATCCACGATCTCATCAAGCAAAGCCGTAACGTGCTTGAAGCCCCTATGAGTCATAAGCCAATCGCGTTCTTCTCTTTCGTCTGGCGTCATTATTCACCTTGTTTCGGGTTGGCCATGCCGGGCACCGCGTTTCCAGTCGAGGACTGAATCTGGTTGTTCAAGTTCGACCTTCCGATCTGAAAGTCGTTGTACGTGTTCATCCCCAAGTTCGGAAGGATCGGGGCGGAGCCGGGAGCGATGCCCCCGCCCGGACCTTGCCCATTGAATGACTGTTGCTGAGCTTGCTGGATCTGGCCTGCTTGAGCCTGCATCGCTTCGTTCATGGCGCTATGTTGCTGCACCTGAGCTTCTGCCGCCGTGAGCGCGTCCTGGCCGTACATGTCTTGGAGTCCTTCGATGTCTTTCATCTTGTTCCAGAGATCGATGTAGCCCTGATGATCCATCTCAGGAGTCACGTCCACTTTGAAGCCCGCAAGAAGACGACGAAGCTCTTCTTGAGCCGACATGATGCGGTAGCTCTGAAGATTCGACTTCTTGATGAAGCGCGAGTAGTCTTTCCTTCCGAGCGCGAGGAAGTAGTCTTTCAAAGCCTCGAACACGTTGTCGGGTTCGATGATCCCGATCTGCATGAAGAGTGGGTTCATGCACTGAGCCAGCACTTGCTGGCTCTGCTCCAGCATCATCTGACGATTTGAGTTTGCGCTCGTTGCTTCGAGGATAAAATCGACACGACATTGGATGTCGGCTCGGTTAACTCGATTGAAATATTCTCGACCGTCCTCACCTGTGACCCTAAATTCCGTGCCGTCAGGCAGACGCTGCTGAAGCATTCCCCACAGGAGCCTAAGAGCCTGACGCCATCCACGTTGCATTCGCTTGATAAAGATATCCAGATTGGCGGAGTTTTCAGAAACAAGCGCGCTGACACCAGTAGCCGTTCTAGCGACTCCCTGCCGCCCAATTGTCGCGGTGTTGATATCGTTAATTGCAGTAAGTCTTTCAACGTGCTGCATGAGCAGCATTTCTTCGTTTTGGAAGAATCCACTTCTGTCTCCTAGATTAGGGAAGAACACATGATTCTGTGGGTCATCGACTGGAATCATGTCACCGTATTTGATCTTCAGCTTCACCGGGTCCATGCCCGTAGCGGCGCGGTAGAACCCGAATGGCTGTGCCACCAACATGCCAATATCAATTTTGATATTGTGAATCATGTCCATCTCAATGGATAGCGGAAAAAGAAGCTCAAGAAGGCCCATGGCGTAGCCGTGGCCTTCACGCGGGATGAACTCGATATTTACGAACGGGCGCTTGCCGTCTTGCTGGACCCGCCGAGAGTAGGTGGCTCTCAGCTCTTTGCCGGTATCGGCGTCCACCCAAACGATGATCTGCTCATTGAGCCCATCATCGTTGATGTCCATCTCCAAGTGGGCTTCAAGAATCTCGTACTTGTCTAGATCCTCGTTCACGTCCAAAGTTTGAACGCCCGAGTGAGTCTCACGATCCTGCTTGATGTTCATGCCGGGGTTACCGGCCTCGGCGTCCGGTCCCCCTCCGATGACCTCATTCACGACGTCGGAGTCGAAGAGACCTTGAAGAGCCGCGCTCATGAGCCTGCTTGCGGTGAACCATTCGCGATGGATCACGGCTTCACATTGCTGGATGTTGCGCCCGCCGATGATCGCGATGTCTTCCTTGCACACGTACTCAAGCACGGGTCCATCGAAGATCTTCTCGGTTATCGGGGTTTCGATCTGTTGCTTGATAAGAGCCGGAGACTCCACCTCTTCAACAGACCCATCATCTCCAATAACAACTTCCCAGAGACTTGGACCTTGAACGAAGGTATCTTGAACATCGACGTACCTCGAAAACTTACGATCCCACCGGAGTTTGAGGATGCCGTTGCCGAAAGCGCACCAGTTCCACAGCCACCGATCCACCACTTCGTCGATGCCCTCGAAGTAGTTGATCCACTCGGTGAGGGTCCAGCGCATGAGCCCGAACACCATCTCCACGTCGTCTTGATAGGCTTCCTGCATGGCCCGCACCGAGAAGGGCGGGTCCACTGCCAAGAGAGCCTGGTACATGCGTGCGTGGAAAGTTTTCAGAACGATCATGGGCATCGGGATATGTAGATTCGATTCCCCGTCGTACATCGTGTCCAGATCATCGATGTACTCGTCCCACTGTTGAAGCTTCTCCATGCGCTCTTGATGCTCTTCCATGTGCGCTTTGTGGGTAAGCCACATCTTCTGGACCTTGAGGCCCACCTCTTTTTCCTGGCAGCGCTTCATCAAGTTCTGCACCACGGAGTCGCGAAGAGAGACCTTGATCTTCTCTCGTTGGTCGGGAGTGAGAGGGTCTTTTGACCGGAATTCTAGATTCTCTTGGTCGTTCTGAATGATGCTCATTAATCAGTCCTTCATCCACGATCCGTGGGATTCATACTCCCGAGCTTTGCCTGCGGCTTTGACGGCTGCCCTTGAGTATATCTTGTCCACTCCCCACTTGTCTGGTTTTGTTGCAATGCCGTATTTGACGCACATCAGGAAGTCACAGTCCGTGCCAAGGGGCTTCTCTTTAGGCTCCCGATGGTCCTTGCCTTGGATATCGTTGATGCCCCTGTGCTCATCCCACACGTAGCTCTCGAAGTTGTCAATCGTCTTCTCACACGACTCAAAGACATGGAACTTGGGTCGGGGGTTCCCTGCGTTGTCTGGCTCAAGCCTGAGCCAATCCCTCATGTCTTCGATCCACTCGTCGTCTCCTTTTTCGGCTTTTGTGGTAGGTCGGATACGGACACGAGATTGTAACCGTTTTGCAACTTCATTGAAAATCTCAATGAAAGACTTTCGGTCCTCTCCCCCTGTGCCTGGCATTGACCCGAAATTGTCACAGATTCCCCACTTGACGGGAAATCGTTCACAAGCCCGGATAAAAAATTCCGCAGCCTTTCTTCCAGCCAGCGATGTTTCCAGTTCGAGGATGACATGAACCTCCTTGTCGGGATCGATCCCAAGAAGCACTGCGGTATGGTCCTTCCTCAGATGAGGGTCCATGCAGAGGACCACGGGCCAGGAGAAAGGCCAAGCGAAATCCTTCTCCACATGATGGTCCCGAAAGAACTCGTTGAAGATCCTGCCCGAAAGAAACTCGAACTTACCGTGGCGTCGGGTTTCAAGCTCTTCCTTGCTCCACCGCTTCTCCCAACGCTTGATCGTGTCGGGGTCAAGGTTCATGAGGTTGTCATCGGTCGAGCCCGTGAAGCACTCGATGTCCGGGTCCTGGTGAAGCTTCCAGGGGCGGTAAAGTTCCCGGTACATCCACGGAGCATTCCGCCCGCGCGGAGTGCCCGCGAACATGATCCAGGGCTTCATGTCCTTTTCACGCTGCCCACGCATGAGGGCAACATAGATGTACCGGGGCGGCGGCTCATCGAAGATGATGGCCGCGCACTGGATCGACTCGAACTTGTCTTCAGCCATCTCATGGGTCATGAAGATCCAGTTCGAACCATTCGGAAAGGTAATCTCCTGAGTGTAAGACCTCCCGTGCTTGTCGAGCTTGAGCTTCGACATGTCATACCACTTGCGCTTCCGAAGCTCGTTCACGTAGATGGTATCGGCCTTGGAGCCATCGTCCAGGATGATGATGGTAGTGTTGGGTATCCGGGACGACTCCCGGTAGGGGTGAGTCCCGGTCGAAGTCCAGATCCCCTCCCAGATACAGCCCGTGGTCTTACCGGCACCGTTACCCGAGAGCAGCACCCGGATGAAAGCGTCTGAGGCGTGGACACGCGCCTGAACCTTGTTCGGCTCGTACTTCCCCGTTCGAGACATCTTGGCTTCCTTCGCTTCGGCTACGGAAACCATCTCGGCAAGCTCTTCGATCGAAAGCTGTTCCAGGAAGTCGCGGTTGATGACTTTAGTCTTCTTCTTCATCGAGTACCCTTCCTGTTACGTCGATGATGTTCGCGTCCCTGAGCTTCTGGAGAGCCAGGGCCGCGAGTTCCCGCTTGTCCATCCTGGCGTAGATGTTCTTATTCTCCACGCGCTGGATAGCCATGCCTTCGTGCCGGTCCAGGATGTCTTTCATCGCGGTCATGTTCCCAAGCAACCCCGCGCGAACCATCTGCGCCTGCATGATGGGAGCGAAAGCCTTTCTGATCTTCTCGGGGGGCCAGTTCTCCAGCACCATCTTCTTCAACTGAGGCATGATCGACTTATCGAATAGCTCAAACTCCGCGAGCGAGTCCAGTGAGCGAGCCATGCGCTTCTCTTGAAGCCCGGCGCGGGTCTGGTGTTCTGCTTTTCTTTTCCGTCCATGGCTCATAAGGTACTCCGGAAAGGAAAACGGTACCCCGACGACGTCAGGAGGAGGGGCGTACAACGTTCCTGTACATCGAACGTGTCTATAGGAGGGGGGAGTGGTGTGGAGTGGCTGGGGGGAGTAGCGTTGGCAGGGTGGTACCCCTCGCTTCGCTCGTCCCGCGTTTCACCCAGCATGTCAAGGGGTACTTGGGGTTGGGACGCGCCGTCCAAAAGCGCTTGATGTGTGTCAAAAAGAGTTTGATTGATGCAAATGGGCCTGACTCTCACCCACCCACGCACACACACACCCTCTTCACACCTCTCACACCCACCTGTGTACAATTGTTGTGTGTGCAAACGCTCTATACCTCACGTGTGTACCACGTACACGTACACCTGACACGTATCCATCCCCTTCAACCAAGCCCTGTCACGTAAGATAGCCCTCACACCAGGGGGTTGACATTAAGTGTGAAGGGGAGCACTACCGTTTAAGCCTCACTCCCCCTATCCATCGCGTGTAATTGTAGCGTGATTCAAGCACTTAAGCGTGTTTCACCCCCACCACGTTTAAATCGTGCAGTTGTGTCAGAGCTGTTACGGAATGAGTGTGCTTTGTAGCACTACCCTCCACCCGCCTAACCAAGCTCTTTGTTCCTTCACTCATCTGCCATCGTGCCTCCGGCACGGGCATTCGCTACGGAACGAAACCAATGGCCCCGCCCTGACTCTCGTGAGCAATTGCTATCTTCCACACCAGAAGCAGCCAATGCCTTTGCATGCACACTGATAGGGAGGCTTGAACTCTTTGTTGATCCAGTACCATTGTTCGTATGGCTTATCACTCAGTTTGAATGAGCCAGCGTAGTTCATGTATTTGTGAATGGCTGAGTTATCGGTACAGAACGAATACATGTGAATGTTCTTCTCACGAGCGAATTGCATGGCTGCATCGATAACCAATTTACCCGCAACGTGTCTGGCCTCAGTTGTCTTGTTGGGGTTGTTCATCATCATGTCGAGATAGGCCATGCGTGTGCCAGTCTGATAGACGAAGACGCAAGCATGATCCTCAACGATGAATCCACCCTCATCGGGCAGATAGTCCATCATCGTGGGCTCATCCACTGCCATCTTGCGTGCTTTGCACCAGCTCGCGAATTGCTCTTTGTGCTTGGCCTTATTAAAGGGAACTGCTTCCATGCTCTCTCCTCAAATAGATTGGGGCCAATCAGCTATAGTCTTGCTAGCTGACTGACCCCGTTCGGTGCTGCTCTGCTTCCTGGCTTTTTTAGACTATCGGTCGCTTTAAGCCAGCACATGGCTCAACTCTAGGGCTTGGCTAAAACTCAGTCAAGAAATACTTGACCAGATGCACGACAGCGAGCGTACCCTTGCACTATGCAATGCACGACCAATCGGCAATCAGTTATTACCTATGGGACATGGGCTGAATTGTTCAGGTAGTAAAGAAGTGCACTACCAAGGAACGGCGTGGAAATCATTGCCAATAATAATTATATACCTGCGTCAAGTATATAGAAGCAACGCGTTAAGTGCGCTGCTGGACTGAGTAATTGCAGAGTTCAATGCGTTTAAAAAAGACCAATGAACGTGCTAAAGCCGCATGAACAATTGGGCCTTGTTCGCTGTAATGCTTGACTATGACCAATGGGCAATAGGCCAAAATACATGCACATTGAGTATGGTATTTTTTAACCATAGGCAATGGCCAATAGGTGAAGCCCCACGCTTATGCTTGACCCGCACTCCAAGTATCGTTCGAGATGACCGTCCCTCGCTCTCACCAACAGCAACCTGCCGTCAGTCAAGTATTATTGCACGTTGTACATTGCATGGGTAGGTGTACAAAGTTCGTGTATAAGCATATAACCCATGGGCCATTGGCATTCACGATGCAATACCTCAAGTCATACAGGATGTGAGAACAAGGCAGGAAGCCCTGGCAATTGAAAAATGAATAGACTCCTCAATCACGATGAACCTGATACTTGGTTGGTTCTAGTGGATAGGGACAAGCGACAAAAAGCTTGAGGTACCAACCGCTCCCCCGGCGCAGACTAACGGCTGCACGATCTAATAAATCGTTTCCATGGCATCCAGTTGAGGAGCCTCTTCAAAAAAGGAGGACATATGAAAACGAAAGAAACCAAAGTCTACACCGTGGACTTCGTGAATAAAAAGTTGCTGCACATCGAGTGCATCAAAACCCTGATCGCGGAACAGCTCTGGATCAGAACCGTGGAAAGGAAAACTAAATGAGAAAAGAATACAATGACCGCTGGAATGCCCCGCTTGTGCATGGCCCCGTCAATCTGCTTGGTGAACCCATCGTCGTAAACGACGCATTCGAGCAGCTCGAACTGGACTTTGAAACAACGAGTGACGAAGACCTTCTTGCACAGCTCTTTGGAGACGACAGCTAAGGAAACAAGCTGGACATCGCTTGATATCACAGGCTCCCTGGTTATACTCAGGGGGCCGATGATGCAAAGCGCATCCTAACAAAGCAACCCAGGAGAAAATATATGTTGATGAATAAAGATCCCTTGTCCCGTGATTATTTGAAAACCCTTGCACCTTCCGTGTTCGCTGAACATGCCGAAGCAAAGCGCAGCTCCAAGTACAGCTTCATTCCCACGATTCGAGTCGTGGAGAAGCTTGCCGAAGAAGCTTGGCTCCCTGTGATGGCAAGTGAGCAGCGCGTGAGAGACCTGTCACGTAAAGGATTCCAAAAGCACATGCTCAGGTTCCGCAAATACGATGGCACCAATCCCACGCTTGCAGTAGGTGATTCGTTTGTCGAGATGGTCTTGATTAACTCTCACGATGGCACAAGCGCTTATCAGTTGCAAGCGGGTCTCTTCAGACTCGTGTGCAGCAATGGCCTTGTAATCGCTGATAGCACATTTGAGAACATCAAGATGAAGCATCAGGGATTCGATCCCAAAGACGTGCTTGAAGCCAGCTACAGGGTCATCGAAGATGTGCCAAGGATCGAGAAAGAAGTGAACTCTCTTTCCCAAGTCAAGCTCAGTGTGGACGAACAGATGGTGTTCGCTCGCTCCGCGCTCGCTCTCAAGTACGATGACGATAAACCAAGCGCAGTGGCTGCGGCTTCTCTCCTTGTTCCCCGGCGGCATGGAGACAACAAAGATGATCTCTGGACCACCTACAACCGTGTTCAAGAGAACATGATTAAGGGTGGCATTAGGGGGCGCAGGATCACTGAGAGCGGTGATGTCCGCAGAACCCGCACCCGGGCAGTCAAAGGCATTGATGAGAACGTAAAGCTCAACAAAGCGCTTTGGGCCTTGGCCGAAGGAATGAAGTCCATCAAACAGGCTGCATAAAACAAGGGGCCAGCCTTTCGGGGTTGGCCCTAGTTTTGCAAAGCCCTATAGGAAATAGGAGACAATACATGATCTCAAGAAAACACTTTCAAATGATTGCAAATGAACTCAGGGAAAGTAAGCCCCTGAAAAGCCGCTACTCAACCGCTCAATGGGAGTTAGATGTAGAATCAGTGGCCAAGGCCCTGAGTAAAATGAACCCTCGTTTTGATATGAATCGTTTCATCGAAACTTGTGGGATCGAAAAAGAAAAAGAACCGGCTGCGGCCTGAGACGATAGAAACTGATTGGTTATGACAAACCCAGATACAGGCCGTACATGTTTTTACAAAGAATGTAATGTGTGCGGTCTGATATGGACTGAACGAAGCAAATATATAGAACACACACAACCAGTGGCTGAAGTGACTGACGCAGGACTGACCCTCAGAAACTGCCACTGTGGGACAACGCATGGAATCACACCCGAAGAACTGTGGCCAGAAAAAGCTGCATACTACCAACAACTGTTCAATACCGACCCAAGGTACCGAATGGTTAAGCTCATTCGAGCAAAACTTAAAGAAAGGAGCAAAGCAGATGCCGTTCAAGCCAGTCAAAAGAATCCTGATTGTAGAAGACGATAAGGATACCTGTGAGGCGTATCAACACATCCTTCAAGCAGAGGGATACAACACACTCTGTGTAAGCAGCGGAGACGAGGCGCTATACGTACTAGACAGCGAAGGCAAAGAGTTTTCCAAGCCATTTGATCTCTGCATACTAGACCTCGTGATACCTGGTAAGACAGGGGATGAGGTCTCAAAAATCATCAAGTACGAAAGAAAGATGCTTACACCCATCCTCATAGTGACCGGCGTGAGCAATCAACAGCTACGTAAATACGAACCTATGTTAAGGATGGTACAAGGGTTCTTAGCCAAGCCCTTTGACATTGAAGTGCTGCTTACAGCGGTCAAAGTCATGACGCTAGATCAGCTCTCTGAAAAGAGCAATCAAGCGCAGTCACGAAAAGAAGTGGCATAGAGTAACGCGGGGTACCTGAAATAGTACCCCGCGTCTAAGTTAAGTACCACACCCCATTAACATCAAAGAATTTTC